TGAAGGACGTACACATCGCTTGTGTGATCGCCATTTTAAAGTCTCCTTATTGCGTCAGCTAGTTCAGGGTGCCCTGCTTCTGTCAAGGCATTATACACAGTTGTTCTATCGCTGCGAATAGCTTCTCGCATATAAAAAGCGACGACCTTCTCCATGTGCTTTTGAAACGCCTTCGCCTGATCTCGTATCGCAGGGTGCGCTTTGTCAGAAACGCTGATCAGTTTTTCGACACAGCGTTCCGCAACTTCGTCCGGAGTAAACCCTCTGTTCTCAGTGGTCTTCACCACCATGAAAGGGGTCTCCGGTATGCTTACATCTACTTTAAACATTACTGTTTAGCCCTTATAACTTTGCCAACCCGATACTCTTGAGTGGTCTCTTTAGCTTCGCCCAACATTTTAAGTCCGGTCATAGATTCGGTAAACCGCATGTTGTACTGCTGCATCACGTCCGCCTCACCTTTCATGAAGATGTAGGCTTCAACCAACGCCCCGTACAGCAGGCTCAGTTCGCCATTCGTGCTGATCCAAGTAGTTCCGTTGTCAGCCCCAGCTGTAATGCTGGTTGGGCGGTAAAGATAATGCAACTCAACAGTGTAGTTCGTGTCTGGAGTAGGGCCGACAAGGAAGTTATCTACATCAAACTGAGCGTAATACTTTGGAACACCCTCTGTCGCCGTGTTCGGGTTGTACGTTTGTACAAAAGAAACATCTTTAAACTCTATAAACTCACGGGCTCCGTTCAGCGTGTAGCTTAACGAAAACGGGGCCAAGAAATCACTTGGACAGTTTAGATATGGGTTGGACTGAGTAAGAGTCGCCGTTTGATTCCGACGAAACAAGTCCAGTTGTACGCCCTTTAAAATCCGTTCCTCAGAGGCTCGAATAAACAAAGGAAGATTGTTCACAAAAGTAGTTTCTGTGTTTTCCGTGTAATCTTGGATTGCCTGTTTCAACTGGGCATACGTTAAACTCATGTTATTACCACCACTATTTGTCCTACGGAGCCTGTCGCAACTAACTCATCTGGAGGAGAAAGTCCTGGTTGATAGTTAAATCCTACAGGATTCCACCCCCATTGGATTGCTCGTTGCTCTGATAAACCTGTCTCTGGTCTAGGGTTCATTAACGCTTGAGGATCAGGAAAAGCTTTTGGAGGAAACAACTGAGGCTGTTTCGTCTCGAACTCGTCAGGACCAACCTTGGCTCCCGTCCACTCCACCTTCATCTCACGAAGACGGTAGCGGCGACCAGACCGATCAGAAATTCCCCAAGCATTTTTTCCCGCAGCGTAAGGCATTAGAACCTCAAATAAGCTAAGCTAGGTTGCAGTTTCAACGGAGTACGGCCCTGATCCTCGTCCGCAGCACGTTGGAACTCTTCTTCGTAGATAGTCTTTAGCATTTGAATCCGATCCGGAGCGCGTTTAATTGCCATATAGTATGCCAACCCCGACACCATACAAGGATAAAACCGGAAGGGCATGTCCGTTGTGTTCACCAGATCGTCTGCGTCTTCGATCCTACGAACATAGTAGTAACGAATCTGATCGGTAGAGTTCTCTGGAACGGACCAAAGGTACAGTTTCGGATCAATCTGTCGATCCAACCAGAACTGGCTGGGCCTGCCCTGCGTTGTTTTGTTCGGCAACGTGGCGTAATCACCACGGCTAATGCGCTGCACCTCGTAGTCTGTGTTGTCTCTGCGCATGACAACGTCCAACAGATCGACCACGCCAGACTCCAACGTGTACTCGGAGACGCCTTGTGTAACGGTGAAAAAAGCTTGCTTCACGGTCCACAGGTTTAATCCACGGTTGGCCCACTCAGCAAACATCAAGTTCAGAGAACGACGTGCAGTCTTGGCGTCATAACCAGTGCGAACCTCTAGTCCACACCGCTCATACGCTTCCTCGATGATCTCAGCGACATCGAGATTGAAATCTCTTGAACCCGAAGTTGTCATGTCATCAACCCATCTTTGTGTCGCGAACGCCACGGTTTGCCATCACGCAGCCGCCGTTCTTGTACCGCACCATACCACCTTTAGCTTTACCTTGCGAAGCCTTTATCGCTTCAGCCGTAGGGGCACCCTTATCGCCGGGACTGCGCATGCGCTCCCCGCTGCCGCCCTCGATACGTTTCCGCTTCTTTTCTATATTATCCCAAAGTCCTGGCTTGCCCATTTTACGGTCCTTTTCCGGAGGCTTGGAAACTTGGAACGCTGTCTGTCCCCTTGATATCGTCATAGTGGTTGGCCCTTCTAACTAAAAAATCTTGCCACATAGGCTTGATCATCGAGTAGTTCTCTTCAACCCTATACGAAACAACAGCAACTTCCGCTTTCATTTCAGAAACCTGAAGCGCACCCCAGCTTAACACCCCTAGAGACACCACAGAAATTATATGTTGGAAGTCAAACTTCATGCTATCACCACGCCTTACAAGACCAGTATTTGGCCTTTAGTTTATCTAATGTACCCTTGTCGCAACCATGACGGGCCCTAAACGACTTCCGCCGTTTGGCCTTCATACGGTCCGACTCACCAGCTTTGGGCTTACCAGCGGTACTAGCGCCTTTCTCCCCAAATCGGATTGTCTTGATCTTATCGCCCTCTTTGGCCACAACAACGTGTGACTTCTTCGCGTGATTAGGAGTCCGCTTAGGCTTGTTAAAGCCAGCTACCCCCGCCCGTGCAAGGCGAGGGTCTTTTTTGGATTTACTCGTAGAAGGCATCGGCTTCCAACAGATTTGACATGTTGAGGTATATACCGGTCTTTACGAGAAAACCACTATTCGGAATGCTGAACGTATTGGCGAAGGTGTCGCCCGCTGACGTATGCTTGCTCATAAGCCAACGCTTTGGCTCCGTACCCGGATTCGGCGTTGTAGCAACATACCGACAGGCAGGCGTACCTGAAATCGTGGCAGAGTTAAGCACGGTCACTGTGAACGCGTTCGCACTTGTCACTGTGATCTCGTAGTTGCCATTCCCTGCCGCACCGCCAGTACCTGTCGAGAAGGAAATACCGACTAGATCGCCAGTAGCTAAACCGTGTGCGGTGTCCGTAACGGTAACTGTTGTGCTAGATTGCGCATAAGTGCCAGTTTCTGGAGCAGTGTCAGAATCAAATACATCGAGTAGCCCAGCAGAAGCTGTACCCACAATGGACACTTCCTTGATACGGTGACGACCAAGCGCAACAACACCACTTCCGTGTCGGTGCCCCTGATAGACTTGAGACAGACTATTCATCCGTTAATCCTTCTTCTTTGGGGGACGGCCACGTTTCTTCTTAACAGGAGTATCCGTCCACGCCTCGTTAACATCAGGCGTAGATGGATCGTCTGCTTTGAGAGTGCCGTTCTCATTACGAGCGCGAACTTTCGCAGCGCCGATTCCTCGGGCTGCTAGTTCTTCCTCAGAGGGGGGTGTAAATCTAGACATGAAATACCCCTTACGAGATTGTTGCGCCAGTGTCTGAACGCTTCCAGTTTGTGCCGTCAGAGAAAGCTAGAATTGCTGTGCCGCCAGCGCCGTTAGAAACGTACACGATTGTGCCTGCGCCTGCTGTTGCAGCAGATGGGGCGTTTGCAACTGTATATGTTGGAAGGACGATGTCGCCAATAAAGCCAGCGGTTGAGGTCACTGGACCTGAAAAAGTGGTCGAAGCCATTATAGTACCCTTTGCATAAGGATTCGCCTTGTAGTCTATGCAACGTCAGGAGGGCGGTAACCTGTCTACAAAGCTGATGTCTGCCCTAGTGAAATCAGAATACACTAGGTCTAAACAAAAAGAAAGAGGCGATCCGAAGACCGCCCCTGACTTTAGTGCTGACTAGAGACTTACGCCCCTGCAGAACCGAAGATGCAACGTGGGTCGCTAAAGCCGAAGCTGTAACGCTCACGCGCTTTAAAGCGCATGTTGCCTGTGTCGAAGTCACCTTCCATGTTGGTGGAAAGTGGCGTCCGCTCAAAGTGGATCATGCCACGAGGAGCATCAGTCAAGACAAAGAACGCATCCGGATCAGTAAGGAAGTCGTTGACGGCATAACCATCAGGCAACATACCCATTGAGCGGAGCGCGTTAGTGTCGTTGTCGGCTGTGCCAACACGCAAGTTAGAAACCATCAAGCGTTCTGCAACGAATTGCAGTTGACGCGGGATGACCAACTTGGTGCCACGAAGGGCAACTTTCAAACCACGTTCGTCAACAAAACCAGCGATGTTGATAAGAGCGTCTTCCAAAGAAGTTTCGTTCAAATCAGCAGCTACTGCTGGAGTGTTTGCGAATGTGCCGCCGTTTGTAAGCGGGTGGGTTGTTGCACAAAGAGCAACGCCGTCACCACCAGCCGTAGCACCACCAGTAAAGGCGTTGTTAAGGACTGAAGCAGCTTTGACTTGCTTTGTGTGCGCCATTGAACGAGCCAACGCACGAGTGTAACGTGAACCAAGACGATCATAGAGATTGTCTTCGATAGCTTCCTCAGTAATTGAGAATGCCAACGCCACTGTTTCGTGGTTGTAACGAGCAGTGTATGCTTCGTTAGCGTCGTCAAAGTTGACGGAAGAACCTTCCGACTTAGTAGGTGCTGCGCCAAACCCGGACAACATGACTTCCTCTTCGAATGCTCGATCAGAAGATTCTGTTGTAAAGATTTCGGCGTGTTGGTTTTCGTACTTGTTGTACTCCATACCAAACAAGGCGTTTAGACCTGGTTCTAGCTCTTTAGCCAGTTGTGCGCGTGAAATAGCCATGTGTTAGACCTCCTTAAACGCCAGTGGACGAAACAGTACCCGCTGCAATCCCGCCATTGGCAGAGTTGAACGATGTATTGAGACGTACGATGAGTGGGATACCAGCGAC